AAAGACCGTGGTTTTCCAGCCAAAGGTGCTTCGGTAACTCCTCGCCGCATTCGTAAAGGCGTTCTGAATCTTATAGGACAGGGCGAACTTGGCCCGTTCCACCTCGCCACTTTGCAGCAGCGCACTCATGGGAAACACGCCGTTTTCCGTGATGATGACGCAATCGCCGCCATATTGCGCCACGCAGCGATAGCCGAGGGGTTTCCCAATTTGATAGGTGCCAATCTTCTGCCAGAACGACGCACTGGAGGGATTATCGCCTTGATAGACGAGGGCTTCCCCCTCTGAGGTGAGGAACACGGCCACATCGTCGGCCCCATCCCCCGCGTCACGGGTCCACGTCGCCATCGCCACGAGATACCCGCCCTTCTTCGCTTCCGAGGCCAAGGGAAACTTGAGGAGTGCTCCTCCGGCAACCCCAGATGGTAGATACCAAAAATCCAGACTATTAATAGGAATGAAAAACAGCCGATTCTTATAGACGTTCACATTGACGAATTGCTCGACCGCATTGCCGGTGTACCCGGTGAGCGCAGGCACCGTGGCATTCGTCACCGCCGTCCAGGTCGTCCCGTCATAATAGGCCGGTTTATCGACGCCATTGACGGCAATCGACCAATTGCTCGTGCCATCGCCAAACATGGCCGTTTGATGCTTCCCATTGGTCCGTGCCAGGACCGAGGCCCCGACCGCCCCCGCACTACTCACGTTATAGGTGCCACTCGCGGTAAAGCAGAAGAGCTGATTGGTGCCGGTCAGTTTGTTATGCACCATCAGCGTTTTGCCAATGCCCGTCATCGTCGTGGCATGGCTCGCATGTCCGCCTCGAAATTCGACGTAGGAGGGACGTGGGAACCAGTTGTTGAGCACCACCGCATCGGTGGGTTGCATCGACGCGAGCGCATCGCGGGCGTTCCATCCCGACACGGGCGCAGAGTAGGACCGCACCACACTGGTTTGGACCATCGGACCACGTTTATTGCGTAGGGCGGCTCTCATGGAATCGACCAGCTCCAATTCGGCACCAGGACGCCTGGGAGGGCTTCCCGCCGACCATCGGCCATCGAGAGGACGGGTTTGCCCGCATCACGCCCCAAGGCGTCCTTCACCTGGGTTTCGTAGGTGCGGAAATCCTCGGCATATTCCAGTCCCTTTTCCTTCTTCCATCGCCAGCGTAGGCCGGAGAGGAGCAGGTATTCGGGGAGCAGGAGGGTGTCGGTATCGAGGGTAAAGGCGGATTTGTAGGTGGTCCCGTCCACGCCGAGAATCCAGTTCAGGCTCGCATATTCAAAGGCCCAACTCAGGGAGGCGACGGGCGCGGGATTGACGAGCAGCTTTCCCCCACGAATCCGGTAGTAATAACGTGGTCCGGTTGTGCCAATGCCCTTGAGGGTCGCCCACTGGTCGTCACTAATGGGACCAAGAACGGGCAGTTTCGTCGTGCGGTCCCAGAACGTTTCGTTCTTGATATAGGCAAAGCCGTTACTGGCGATGGTGGCGATGGCGCCTTGGTCCTCGGTCGCCACGGTGGTATGAGTGGCTTCAAACGTGATCCCTTGCCAGGTCCCGCGCTTGGCGAGGTCGGTGCCCTCTTCTTCGAGGAGCCGCAGCATTTGCAGGATTTGGGTATCGGTGACGGACCCCATGACGGTCGCAGGAACCGGCACGTTGGTCCGGGCGCACATGGAGGTGATGATGGTGAGGAGACTCATGCCCTACCCCCGTTTACGTGACGATGGCCGAACGACCACGTCTTCAGGTTCCAGGAGATCGTTCGCCGTAATGACAGACGACACGGACCCTGTCGGGGTGTGTGTCTGCACCATAAGCGTTTCCACTTGCTTCGTCAAGGTGGCGAGACTCATCTTGAGCACATCGTTTTCCGTTTGCAGGGCGGCGATTTGCTGCGTGAGCGGGCCTTTATCAAGCGCCTGCGCCAACCAAGCGATGGCCTTGCGCTTCTGTTCCAAGGCCCCCATCCCAATCCTCGACAATCCCTCGTCGTTCGCCTCCGACAGATATTCGACGGTGGGGATGTTCACCCGAATCAAGTTCTCTTGCTGCGCGGGCGTCAGCACCGGCCAGCCACGAATCGGGGTGCCGACGAGCGGCAATTCCTGCCCGCTCTTCCATGCCTCGTAGTGTCGTTGATAGCGGTCAGCCTGTTCCTGGCTGAGATTCCCTTGTGCCACCTTCACTTTGTTATCGCGCAGAAAGGCCAAGGCCTCTTTGAACACTTCATCTTTGGAATAGGGCGGCGTCACGATGGCAAAGTCCACATCGCGGGTGATGGCACGACCTTGTGCCAGACTGGCGAGTTTATCTTCTTCGAGGTGGCGCTCAAACCGCACCAGGGGCGCAATCGACTTCCGTTCCAGCACGCTGCTAATCGTGTCGTTCATCATCGCTCCTTCGCAAAAGGGACAATACAGGGGATTGTGGGATAGGCCGCACGAATCTGTGCTTCAAAATTCCACGCCGTCAGAAGCATCGCTGCCGGAGGTTCCTCCTGCAATCGCGTAGACGGGACAATCTGAATCGCGGTGCCAGGAAGATAGCGGCCCTGCTTGGCAGGTGTATCATCGACACAATAGGCCAGGGAGGTCGTCAGATCGAAATGATGCAGCAAGGTACACGCCTTCGCCGTCGCCCCAAAGGCCACTACAGGTCCCTTCACGGCCAGCACGTCGGCGCGAATACGGACTTTCTCTGCCTGAATCCGACGCTGAAACGCACGCCAGTCGATCTCGGTATCATGTAGAAGCGCGACTGCCAGACCTGGACGTTCGCAATAGACGCGGATCGATCCGCCATGCGTCGGGAGCAGCGTCCACTCCGTGATGACCAACCCGAACCGCTTGAGAAACAGCGGCCACGGAGCCAACGTATGGTAGTCACGGTGTTCATGGTAGATCATATCAAACGCGCCCGCGGCAATCATGGACGGTAGATACTGGACTTCAAACACCACGGCCCCGTCATCGCCTAAGAGATGGTCGATGCCGCGAAAGACATCCCACAGGTCATCCACATGTGCGAACACGTTATTCGCAACAATCAGGTCCACCGGCGCAAGCCCTCGCGCTAACTGGTGGGTAAACGGTTTCGCAATCCCCCGTGACGCACACGGATCGATCCCGATGACCTCTAACCCCACCCGTGCGAGCGCATCGAGATAGACGCCGTTATTGCTCCCGATCTCAATGGCCGTGCGAGCCTGTGGATACCGCTCGCGGATGGCGTGTGCAGCCTGATCGAGATGCGCCTGATTCGCGTGCGGGGTCGCATAGCGATAGTCCACCCAATCGACCGGCGCGGTATAGCCGATCTGGCAATGTCCACAGGAGACACAGGCCCAGACTTCAACGGGGAATCGTTCAGCGGCGGTGTCTGGAGAGGGTGCAAAATTATTGGCGAGGGGCGTCGGAGTGAGCGCGAACATCTTCCGCGTCACATGACAGCACAATCGGCATTGTCCATTCGTCACGGTTTCACCGCCTCCACCCGCATATCACGCTCGACCTTATGGAAGATGGGGTCCAGAAAGCGAATCTGCTGAAACCCAATGCTACTCAAGGTTTCCATGAGTTCGTTCTTGGTCCAGCACCATTGGTGCATCATGTCGGGTTTCTCGTCACGGGGGTCCCCAAAGATGCCCATCACCGTGAGACGCTGATTGGTTTCGCCGTTCACAATGAGTTGCGCGATTTTGTCCATACAGGGTAACTCCAACACCAACGTGCCGTGCGGTTTCAGGACGCGAAACCATTCTGTGAGCGTCGGACTGGCCTCACGCCGATGGAGATGTTCCAGCAGATGAATGGCCCACAGTTCGTCGGCATAGTCCGACGCAAACGGGAGCGGCGTCGCATCGCACTGCACGTCCTGCTCGCCATGCCGATCACAATTCACGAATCCTGGCATATACTTATCCCCGGCCCCGACATTGAGACGAATTACTGGCATACGGTCTCCAAGAGTTGTGTCCATTGTTGTCCGACCCGTTCGGGCGAGAACTTCTCGCAATAGCGTTGTCCGGCTGTGACCATGTCGTTCAGTTCTCCCTTAAAGTAGTGCGCCCATTCTAACCCTGTCGCCAGATTCCCCGCCCACACAAACTGTCGAAACTCGTGATGGGCTGGATGCCCAGATCCCACGACGAAACAGCCAGCTCGCAGGGCATTGACGAGACGGTTAGGGCTTTTGTATTCCACCCCTTTCCGCGTCGGAAGCAGGACGAGATGGGCCTTGGCTAATTCCTCAGTTTGGACGCGGGGCGACCACGGCAGATACGCGAATGGCCCCTGATGATTCGTGCCCGTCACAATCGTCAGGTCATACCGTTGCAATATAGGGCGCCAGGCCGCCAGGTCCTTGAGATTGGTTTCTGAGCCAAACCACAGGCACTTGGCCTGGTCCGCAAAGTTCGCATGGGGGGAGCGCAGGTCCTCCTCATAGGGATCGGGAATCACGGTGGCCACCGAGAGTCCGGTGTATTTCATAATGCGTGAGGCCATATTGGCGGTCGGGGTCACAATCGCGTCCGCCAACGTGACCAGTTCCAGATAGACCGGCCCCCAGACGCTATGACGGAAATGATCGTCTCCAATATCCGCCACGATTTTGATCCCGTCGGCCTTCGACTCTCGTGCGAGCCGAATATCGTCAGGGGTCGGTTTGGAAAAGATGAGGACATTCGCCTCTCCGCCATTCACCGTCCCGCCAATAGCCTGCGCGGGAATCGCGGCGCGATACCGATAGGAGGCAAAGGTCGGCCCCATGCGATGCACAAAGACGGCGCGGATACTCATACCGGCAGTCCTAATCTCTTCCGTTCAGCTAAGATTGCAGCAATCAATCCGTCCCCCTTGGCTTCAATGTGAATGTCACTCATCAGTCCATAGGTACAGGTCTGAAATTCGTTCGCCTGCGCGGCCATCGCCATATTGCACGTAAAGGTGCGGTCGCCACAGATCACGTCTGTGGTAATCCCCGTTTGTGATCCGTCGAAGCGTTTGATGCCGCCCGGACCATTGCACGAGTCGTACCCATAGAGGATAAAGCGACGAAACCCCATCATATAGCCGATATTGATGGCGCGTAATCCAGAGGTGGACCCGCCGCCAATCGCATACCGCGCCTTGGCGCTCACGGCCTTGACTTCCTCCGGTTTCCCATACGAATGCCAGAGCATGACACGACACTCCTGAAGATGGTCAAAGACTTCGGGCGCGACACGAGACGCCAAAAGGTAAATCGTGCGCCCATTCTTGCGTGTGAGATTGTGCCGCCGATCTCTCGGTTCCACCGAGACAAACAGATCCGGCTCCAACTCGTGCTCACAGAGGAGATCGTGCGCTCCTTTCACCGCGAGAATCGGTCGTCCCCGTGCCCGTTCGGCACGGAGATCGTCGATGAAGGCAGGGAGCGAAGGGCCACTCCCTGCCAACACCAACGTCCCATCATGGGCACATAACGCCGGAGCAAACTCCGGCAGCCCCCGCTGTATCGCCGCCGCAATGGCGTCCACATGCTGTCCTGCCACGCCAAACTGATGCACGTCGATTCTGAGGGGCTGTTTCGTCATGTTAGGCCGGGTTCGTGTACGGATGGACGTACATCGGCGTCGAGGCATACACCGTCAACGCCGTCGCCAGGGAGGCGGTGGTGTTGAGGTAGACGCCCGCGACGAGACAGTTGGAGATGGTGGCATCATCCAACTCACCCGCGGTCGCGGTCGTAAACAACGGCACCTGATCGGCGCAATCGTCCGACAACCGCATCAGGAACACGCCCTGCCGCATCGCCCACCCGTAAAACGCCGAGGCAATCGACGCTTGTGGGCAGCCAATCTTCTTGCTGCCCGCACTGGCATCGGCGGCTAAGGTGGTGGTCGCCATCTGCGCGGTAAACCCATCATAAATGATGCAGGCCGCGTATTGGGACAACTCGGAAATCGCGTAGATGTACTCCGCGACGCCCCCGGCGTTGGTATGCACAATGGTCCCCAACGGCATTCTGGCCGTCGAGTCCGTTGCCGTCAACGCGGGGCAGACAATGGAGGAAATGATTTTCGTTGCTAAAGCCATAGTCCCTACTCCTTTTCAGTGCACGTTATTCATGTGACACCACCGTGGTTGTCTGACTTATTCGATGATGTTGCCTTGCAAGTGACGGTTCGAGCAGGTCAGGTTCCCCATCCAGAGGATCGGGGTGACGCTGCCATCCTGGTTGACCGGGCGCATATCGTCCATCACTTCCAAATCCGCGTCCTGGTGTGTCACCAGTTGCAGATAGTTGGTGTTCA